TCCATGGCCTTCTTGGCTAGCGTTGTAGCGCCTCTAAGGGCACTTTGCTGCCAACCGGGAACGTACGAGTCCAACATAGCCACAGCTGAATCTATTGATTTTCCAGGGGGGGTTGCCACCACTGGTACCTCAACGTTCTTGCTCTTCATGGCCAATGTGTACTCTGCTACTTTCACGGCGTTGAAAACTAAAGAGTTTTCTGGAAGACCGCGCCATGCAATCAATACACCTCGCGCTTGCCCGGGGTCAACTTCGTTGAGCTTGGTGGTCTCACTTCCGCTGGATCCCGAAATAAACAAGGCGTCGGCTATAGTCTTCGTAGAAGATCCTGCTTGATAGCTGGCACTACGTGGTTTAGCGTCTTCGTCGCTAGGTCTCCAGATGACTTGGTGGCCCTCTAAGGGGGTTCTTCCACGAGTCAGGGCGTAATCAAAGATTTCGTCCACTGACGGGAAGTCCAGGTCTCTCTTGGAGTTAACCAGCGCGTTCACGTCTAGGTTCTGCACAACTGCGAACTGCCCCTTAGCTGACTGGAGGGTCCCAATGTAATCCATGGTCAAGCACGCTGAAATGGTGCGTCCAGTGGAAAACAAGGTATCCTCCTGTAGGTTAGGGTAGGCCGGGTCTGTCAACCACTGGCCCGTGGTAGCTGCAGCTGATCTCCCAAGGGGGTCAGCGCTCGTGTTAATGGGCTTCACCCCGGAGTTGGAATTGACGAAATAATAGAAGTTTTGACCTTCATAAAAATCGTTTCCAGCCCCGTGGTAAGAGGGGAACCATAAGACGTAGCCGTGAACAGAGTTCGCGCCGGATGTCTCGGCAAGGGTAATGCTTTGTCTCGTCCGTTCAACGATAGTCGAGCCTCCCGCTTCTGCGAAGCTTCTTGTTAAAGGAGCGTCGCAGGGGTCCGCTATTAGTCTCAAATAGGGAGATAGGCCGACTTTTCGGTTTCTGGTCGAGCGCTTGCGTTTGCGCGTTCGCGGCCTGCGTTTAGCTGGCCGCTTGTTCTTGGAATTTGCCATTTGAGGGCTCCAAGGGTGGCCCCCAAGTGGGTACTAATCCTGGCGGATATACCCGATCTCGTGGAGCATCTCAATCACCTTCGGAAGCGAGGGTGAGTGACGCATTACATGCACAAAATCATTGAACTCCGTTTCGTCATAGGGTTTGTAAAGCAAGTTTAACGTTGATTTCCATATGCCCGTTGGAACGGCGTGGGTTCTGTAT